TTGGGGTGCGTCCACTGTTTGAGGCCGAATCATCCATGTATCAAATGTATGCATTTGGTTCCGAACTAAAACAAGTGTATCCGCTAAAATATATATCAGATGTTTCAATAAATGCATTTTCACCCGGATCTTACAAAAAATATGTATTAAATAAAGAGACGAACAAGTTTTATGAAGAGTTAAAGCATTCATATGTCAGTTTTGGATTTTCTAAGTTAGATGTTAAACCATTCGACGAGTGGCAAACATATTATGATATTATAAGAAACGGGTTTGAAAAAGCGGTGAAAAAACGGGTTGAAAACACAGATAGGCCCGTAGCATGTCTTTTGTCTGGTGGGTTGGATAGCAGTCTAGTAGCGAGTATTGTAAAAAAGTATTATAATGGTTCCAGTAAATTGGAAACATATAGCATAGGTTTAGACGGCGCGGAAGATCTAAAGTACGCCAAACAGGTTGCTAAATTTCTAGATACTAATCATACAGAAATTGTCGTTTCGGAAAGTGAATTTTTTAATGCTATTCCCGAAGTAATTGAAAAAATAGAAAGTTACGATACTACTACAGTAAGGGCAAGTGTTGGAAACTATTTAATTGGAAAATACATAAGTAAACGCAGCGAGGCGAAGGTTATATTTAATGGCGATGGAAGCGATGAATTGGCAGGGGGTTATTTATATATGCACTTAGCACCTAATGCGACCGAGTTTGATTTGGAATGTAAAAGGTTATTGCGAGATATACATTACTTCGATGTATTGCGTTCTGATCGCTCCATTAGCACAAATGGATTAGAACCACGAACCCCGTTTCTTGATAGGGGGTGGGTTGAGCAATATTTGTCTATACCAGAAGAAGTGAGATGCCACAATCTGCATAAATTGCCCGAAAAATATTTAATACGTAAGGCATTTGACAATGGCGAATATTTACCGGAAAAAATTTTGTGGAGAACAAAAGAGGCTTTTTCGGATGGTGTTAGCAGTGTAAATAGATCATGGTTTGAAATTATCAACGAAAATTTATTAAACAATACAGATTTGTTGATGGAAAAAAAGAACAAAGAGCTTACTCTAGAGCAAAATTATTACAAAAACATATTTAACAGTTACTATTCTGGGTGTGAAGCAGTTATACCATATTACTGGATGCCTAGGTTTATCGACGCGGATGACGCAAGTGCCAGAACACTTAAGATATACAATGAGACGGCTCTCATTTAAAATGGTATGATTGCTTTTGCTTAATAGACTAGTGCGGCAACAACTGGTTGTTTTTTAATTTTGAGCGTCTTTCCCATTGTGGTTCTATAGACACTATCCACATATGTTTTTCTGTTTGAAACAACGCATTCACCATACCACGATTGAGATGTGACAATTTTGTTTACCAGAATACATTTTCTTCTACGTGCTGGAATATGGGAAAGTGGATTTATAAAACTCCATCTTTCTTGAGTGTAATTGCAAAACATAATAACTATGCAATCCATCAACATATGATGCAAATCACCCCAACGAGCACTGTAGTCGTGGATCATATGCATTGGCAAGTTTTTTTGAAGCTCCTTCGCAAAACGCACCGCAAATCTTTTTTTGGCAATATTATTGGAAAATTTAGTTATTGTAGAGTGTTTACTTTTTAAATTTGCACAGGTGTGGGAAACGTTTTTGTTGAGCAAAAACAATTTGTGAAATTCTGAGACACTTGTAAAGTTATGCATTATGTTAATTATTATTTCGTTTGGTAAACTAGTAGTTTGCATTATTTATTATTGTTATATTAAGTTAAGTTTATATAACAATAATATCAATGGTTATATTGTTATATAATTAATAACAATCTTATTCAATTTTATTTGAGTTAACTTTTATTAACGTAAAAAATGTGCTTAGAATGAAGATCCGAAAAAGGACCCACCCAATGTTTCGTTTGCAGCCATTATATTGTTTTCTGGTTGAAATTGCTGAGGAGAGTTGTTTACCAATTTATCTATATCTGTACTTTGCCCCATAGTTTGGGGAGGTGGATTGTTTAAAACAGGTAATGTATATTCGCTCAAAGATTGATCATTTTGTGACGATACAGGAGTTTGGGTGCCTGATATTATCATTAAAAATCTATCAACAATAATATTCATTTTTTCTCCCAGTTTAGTTTGCAAGCTTAAAATAATTATAAGAAAACTGATAATGCAGTTTAAAACCGAAAACGATTCGTATTTGGCTTCACTGTATGTTGGAAAGTATGTTATTACTCTGTGAATGAAAAATATGCCGATAAATATTATACCTACCTGGGCTAAAATCTCAACAAGTATCTCTAAAGAGGCTTTAGTTTCGTCGGCTTCGGGAATTAATCTGTGAATAGATTTATTAAGCAAAACTACTGGCAAAATAGCTAAAAGCGCGTATTGAATGGTATTTGTCATTTCTTGTTTTGATTTATTATCGAAATTAAATACATGTGAAATAAATCCTTGATCTATCTTTGTTGTTTCTAACATATCAGAAGGTTCATCCATAATATAAATAGAGAGATATAAAAATATCTTCCATATATTATTATTATTATGGGAGAACAACAATACATTGATTTGATTAAAGACATTATAACCAATGGTGAATATATCACAGGTAGAAATGGAGGAACAATTGCGGTTTTCGGAAGATCAATGCGTTTTTCACTAGATAATAACACTATTCCTATATTAACATCTAAAAAAGTAGCTTGGAAAACTTGTATAAAAGAGTTGCTATGGTTTATTAGTGGCAGCACAGATAATAATAAATTAAAAGCAGAAAAAGTACATATTTGGAATGATAATGCAAGCAGAGAATATTTGGACTCTATTGGTTTGCAAAACCGCGAAGAAGATGATTTAGGACCTGTTTATGGACATCAATGGAGACATTTTAATGCACCTTACACAAGCTGTCATAGTGACTATACTGGCAAAGGTATAGATCAGCTTAATTGCATTATTGAAACGCTAAAAGATAAAGAAAAAAGAAGCTCGCGCAGATTGATATTATCTGCATGGAATCCATGTCAATTAGATGAAATGGCCCTACCACCCTGTCATGTATTAGCACAATTCAATGTAATCAACAATAAACTAAGCTGTGCATTATATCAGCGAAGTTGTGATGTTGGACTAGGTGTTCCCTTCAATATATTGTCTTACAGCGTACTTACACATTTGCTGGCCAAACACTGTGATTTAAATGTTGGAGAATTTGTATATTTTTTAGGAAATACACATATTTATGATGACCATGTTGAAATGCTAAAAGAACAGCTTCATAACACCCTGTATAAATTTCCAACCATAAACATTAAAAACAAATACGACAACATAGAAGATTACAAAATAGGCGACTTTGAAATAAATGATTATAAGTGCAACGCTAAGATTTATATGAAAATGCGTAAATGAAATGAAAATAATATGTTTTTATTTATCATTAGTATGAGTGGAGCTGCAGCACTGTCCGCTGCCAGACGTAGACGAACAAAAAACGTGGAACCCCCCAAAACGCAAAACACACCTAACATCAACAATATTCAAGCTTCAAACATGGAAGATAAACCGTTTGTTCCAGTTGTAAGTATTAAGGAATCCATCTATTTATTAAACAATAAATTAGGCATGTTACAGCAGAACATAATGATTTTAAACAATAAAATAAGCACCAACAATAATGATGCAATAGAAGCTTTATCAACTAAGTTAAATGACAATGTGATAGCTACCCAAGTTAAAATCAATATTTTAGAAAAAGAGTTAGCTTTTACCAAAGAAAAATTAGACGATGCAAACACAACCATTAGCATGATGGAAAAAAAAATCAATTCTTTTGAAGAAGAGCAACTTGTACAAAAATCGTTTCTGAACAAGATGCAAAGTTTGGTTTTGTACACAGAAGATGATAAAAACATGAGTGATGATGATGATGAAATTAATACTATATCTGACACGTGCACGGATGAATTAAAAATTGTTGCTACCAACTTCAACACACCAAACATTACTGAAATAGAATTAAACAATTAATTCTTTATTTTTTGATTCTTTTGCTTTTGTTTCTTTTGCTTTTACTTGTTTTGCTTTTTTTGCTTTTGTTTCTTTTGCTTTTGTTTCTTTTGCTTTTTTTTCTTTTGTTTTTGTTACCTGATGCATTTGGAAATGGTTGTAAATATATCATACCACTTTGACGGTCAATACTTAAATGATGCATTGGTGTAACATATCCATTATATTCAAATGAAACACTAAGATGAGGAGGATTTGGATAAGTTTCATGTTCATTACCTTTAATATTAATTTTCAAATCATCTATATGCGAACCATAATAATTGTAAAACCAGTGTGCAATCCAATCTACATCACCATCATATTTTTCTCCATTGTGTGGTATAAGATCAACCTTAAACTTTTTTTCAATAGACACCTGTACTGGTACTGATATAAATATGGACTTATGTGCTACCATACTCTCTATATATATCAGTAAATAATAAAATTGAATTCAAATCTGTCTTTAATAATAAATTGAATCAATATAAAACATATAACATATAAACCATATGTTTTCTGTAAAAATAAATGAAACAACCAGATGTTTATCATTTGTGGGAATTTTTCGCAATTTGCACAAATTTTGTGAATATGTCATGTTAGATTGTAAAAAAGATGGTGTCTATATGGAAGGAATGGACGCAACAAAAAGTGCCTTGTTTAAGTTACATCTTTCACATGATTGGTTTGATAACTATGAAATTGGTGAAGATGATGTTGAGTTAGGTCTAAACTGCAATATTTTATCTAAAATATTTAGTGTTTACAATGATAAACAAACAATAGAAATCAAGTATGATTCAGAGGTAACCGGAGATGTATTAGATGTTATATTTGACTCCAATATTGATTTTATGAAAGAATTTAGTGTTCCTTTGATCGACACGTTCGATGAGAAAAAAAATATCAGTGTTATAGAAAGCGATGCTGAGTTCCACATTGAAACCAAAATTCTTTCGCACATTATAAACGAACTGAAATTGTTTGATGAAGATATTCATGTTGAATGTAGTGAAAAACACATAGTATTTAGCACATGTGGTATAGATGGAAAAATGAAATGTGTTTTATATGATGATTCAAACGAAACAAACGATAAGGTTAATGATTACACATGCATTGAAGATAGTGTTGTGAATATTACATACAGTCTAAAAATGTTTCATATATTTTGCTCATTCGAAAAAGTATGTGAAGAAGTTGAATTAGCTTTCACTAAAGATATGCCTATGAAAATGGAGTACAAGCTATCACACAATCTAGGTTATTTATCGTTTTACTTAGCACCTAAAATGTCTGATGACGATGACACATGACAATGATAAGTTCCAATAAGTTATAGTTTTAATTTAATCTTTTTTAATGAGTGTTTTATAAAAGTTTGTATAAAATATATGTAAGAAGATTAATTAATACAACTTAAAGATATTTTTTTACATAGATTATAAATAATGTCGCCTGTAACTGGTAGAGTGAAATGGTTCAACAGCCGTGCTGGATATGGTTTCATTACAATCGTGTCCAACGAAAGCAAAGGAGAAGATATTTTTGTACATCATAGTTCTTTGCGGTGCCAATCTGAGCAATATAAATATCTAATTCAAGGCGAATACGTGGAGTTTGTTCTTACCGAGACAAACGACAGTCAGCACAAGTTTCAGGCAGATAACGTAATTGGTATTATGGGAGGTAATCTAATGTGTGAGACACGCAATCAGATGAACAAACGTACGCCTGGGGCTACTAATAATGGTGGCAGGACTCGCACTACGCGAACAAAAGAGGCTGAGCTACAAGGATGAAATTAAAATTAAGATTTATTTAGTTACCTGATATATTATTTTTATATTTGTATATAATTAAAAAATACAAATATAAAGAATAATTGTATTAAATATTATATATGCCTAGAAAACCGAAGACAACAAATCAACCAATATCATCAGTAAATTTAACTACAGAATGTACCGAAAGCATGACCACACCTGCAAGTGAAGATAGTGTCAACACAGTAGATAACGTAATTGTAGAAAACACGGTTTCCGCAGAGACTTCTGTAGATAACAACGAAAAAGTAGAACAAGAACTGGAAACAGACATGATACAACCTGAAAGCGCTATTGATGCTCATTTCAGCAACATTTTTATGACGTTAACGGCATTTAAATCGTCGATTGCTAGTTTGAACCACCATATAAAACTGCTTGAACGTGAAATGAAGCGAGAGCTAAAAGGTTTTAACAAACGTGTCAAAAAAGATGAAAAAAAAGTAAACAGAAAACCATCAGGATTTGCGAGACCATCCGATGTATCTAGTGAATTATGTGATTTCATGGGACGAACCATAGGAACTCAAATAGCTAGAACCGAAGTGACTCAATATTTAATTCAGTATATAAAAGAAAATGAATTGCAATTTCCAGAAAACAAGAAGGTTATTGTTCCTGATGCCAAACTAAAGAAACTGCTAGGTGTGGATAATGAAACAGAGGTTACGTATTTTAATTTGCAGGGTTTAATGAACAAACATTTTGTACATTAACTTTAAAATGCCTATTATTTATTACATATTTTAATTTCAAAATATTTAATGAACAAACATTTTGAAAATATATTTGATACTTTACACCTTTGAAACTTTAAAATGGGACAAATATTTTTATTTAAATATTTAAAAATAATATTTAAATATATACATGATATTTATAGGACAAAAAGGGCAAGATAAATGGGTTATTAATACAATTTTCAATTATAAAACTGGTGGTTATTTCGTTGATTTAGCAGCGACAGATGGTGTTGCTATAAATAATACTTTATTATTAGAAACGAAATTAAATTGGGATGGTATTTGTATTGAACCAAATCCAAAATATTACAATAAATTAAAAAAAAATAGAAATTGTAATGTTACAAATGTTGTTGTTGATAAAGCTAATGATATTGAAATAAAATTTAGAATAGATAATGGAGAATTGGGAGGTATTGTAGATATTGATACAGATAATAACGAAAAATATCGAGGTAATCAATTTAAAAATGCTACAATACTTAAATTAAAAACAAAAACTCTTGAATATGTTTTGGATAACTTTAATGCTCCTAAGGTTATTGATTATTTAAGTTTGGATGTAGAAGGAGCAGAAGAACGTATATTACGTAATTTTCCTTTTAATAAATATACCTTTCTTGCAATGACAATAGAGCGTCCAACTCCTGAATTAGAAAAAGTTTTATTTGATAATGGTTATGTTTTTGTAATGGTAAGTAAAAAAATGCCATTTGATACATTTTATGTTCACGAAACAATACCCAATTTTGACCAAATTGTTAAAGAGCCATATACACCTACTCCCCGAAAAGATTGGTGAAATTAAATATACTATTATATTGTATATTTTTGTCCCATTTTAAAGTTTCAAGGGTGTAAAAATATATATTGTTTTGGTATTTTTTCTACTTGCTTTTATTATTTTTAATAATAATATATGTATGATTTATTTTCTACTGTGTGTTTTTCTTACCACTTTTTAACGTAGTGCGTTTTCTTAGTTTGCGTGATTTGCTACTACTTTTTGTTCTTTATTTACGGGATGTTTTACCTCTGCTTGAAATACCGCCACCGGATTGTTCGTTCTCAATATTCTTGATAGGTATAATGTGGTCAATATTATCCATACCGTCTTTTAGAGCTTTGATAGCTATCATGAACAGCAGCACCTTTTCCTTGGTTTCCTCATCCATCGACGGGATTTCCTTGATCATCGCTGACATCAGCTCGTGAAACTCGTACAGCTTTAGATTCAGCTTGATCTCCTACTTCACAAGGGCTTCGGTCAGTTGTTTCGTCGCCCCAATCTTCTCCAGAATCTTATTCATTTTGGAGTGTTCGTTCCAAGGTGTAGGATCGCCTCGGGAGAAATCGTCCTCGCCTTTCAGAATGTCGAAGATATTCTGTGTGATGACATCTTTGTTCTCCTCGACCCACTCACCGGTCAGGAAGTATTTCTTGAAGTCTTCTATTTCATCGTCTATGATTTCAACTTCAAATATGAATTTCATTAACGGGTATAGGTTTTCAACTTTCTCATTTAAACCCAGATATATTTTTATGTTTTGTTTTTCTTTGATTAGAATTATGTTTTATGAGAAAATATGTTAAACATAACCAAGCATTATGTTTAACTACATGAATAGTATTAAATTTGTTCTTGGACACCAGTGTCCCAAAGAAACATTATACACAGAATACAAGGAGTTTTGCTTACAGGTTCAGGCAAACCTTTTTTATACCGAGTCCGAAATATTGACAATTTTAGAAACCGGTGTACTTGCAAAAAATTATAACTCATTGATTTATCAGTCATTAGACATTTATTTTGCAAACACGTTTCCTAAAAACATTGTGGCTTTCTTGAATGCTGGAATCAGCGGAGATTTGTATTTAGGTATTAACGATGATGGTGAAGTTACTGGTATACCTTTTTTAGGGTCACCCAATATTACAACTATTAAAAAACATATACACAATAATTTATCCAACTACATTGTGAATTATCAAAATATTAAAAAATATGTTGATGCAGAAGTGTGTGAACTTGGTGTAAATAAGTCATTTCTTGATAATAGTGTTTTAAATGATCTCATTTTAAAATACAAAACAAAAAAGAAATTAAAACTTCAAAGAAAAAAGAAATACGAATTTCAAAAACAAATATGGTTAGCCAACACATCTATCTATGAAAAAAAAATTGTGGATTTAATAAACAGCGAACCTTGTAGGAGCGAATTAAAAACATACATAACTGAACAATGCACTAATGAAAGAGTAAAAGTTGCGCTAGTGAATGAACTTAGTTCACCAAATAATATAGCAATTACAAATTATAATAGAGAAGATATAAATTCTATATTAAGTTGGGGATGCAAATTCAAAGACGCCATGCTAGAAGAAATGATGAAACTGCGACCTAAAAAACCGCAAACAACAATAAGAATACATCCAGAATTGATTTTTAACAAAATTTCTCCTCTACGATTAA